ATAAGTAAATTTGTGAGGATAATAAAAACACAAATGAAACTCTACAAAGATTCCAAGGAACTGCCACTATTCAACTATGAAAGAATCACAGAAACAGGCGATTACAACTATATGATAAAAGGATATGATGGCGAGGAATTGGAGGAAAACGAAGACCTACAAAAGGAACTGAAAAGTAAGTTTAACGACATCATCCGAGAATATAGCATATCCATTAACGCCAAGACCAACGACCTGCTGATGCTGGGAAGTGCCGAGATAGCGAAAATCAACTTTATCAAATTCACTACACTGCTGGCAATCGTGGAGATGAAAGAAAGACAGAATGCATTAAGGCAGGAACTTGGACTGCCTGAACATTGGGAGGATATGAAAGAAGCCCTTGCACAAATCAAAATTCGTAAGAGCGACAATCTGCAAGAGCAAAAGAAATACATAGAGGAGAGAATAGCAATGTGGCAGACCAACCTTGACAAGGCGATGCAGAACATTGAGAACAACAAGAAAGAAGCACAGGATAAAGAGCCAGCCAACATCAACGATGCCATTGTGAGTATTGAGATGATTTTAGAGCGAACAATAGACCTAAACAAGACCAGCCTTTATCGATTTGGGAAGATGCAGGAAATGGCGATAAAGAAAGTAGAATTACATAACAAAAAAATAAAACCTTATGAGTGATAAATTAGCCGTAATTCAGGCGGAGGAGACCGTAAAAGAACTGGAAAAGTTAGAGAAAGAAGTATCAGACCTTATAGGTGTATTCGACAAGTTAAACACAGCCGTAGACCAAACCAACACTAAACTGAACAGAGGAACGCCAAAAGAGACCATTGAGGGAATAAAAGACTTGGATGGCTATTCCAAAGAGTATATGCGAACGCTCAAAGATATGGCGACCATAGAGCAGAAAACACAGCAGATAAGACTGACCAATGCAAGAATAACCACCGAACAGGCACGAACAGCAAAGGAATTGGCAAACCAGCAGAATGCCGAAGCACGAGCAAAGAAGCAAGTCCTATCATTACAGGAGAAACAGAAAAAAATCCTGTCTGAAAGTATAGACCCCTATAAAAAGTTTACAAAACAGGTGCTGGATGCCAAGAACAAAGCAAAAGACTTGGCAGCGCTGATGGAACTTTTAGAGCAAGACTTTAAAAACGGTAAGATAGGGGTTTCTGCCTATGAGAAAGAACTATCTAAACTATCCAAAGAATTTACAGAGGCTAAACTCAAAGCCGTAGGATTAGACTCTGCGCTGAAAAAGATAGACAAAAGCGTAGGAGATAACCAGCGAAATGTCGGAAACTACCAGTCAGCACTTAACGGAATGGGTAGTGGCTTTGGTGGAATGATGAGCCGTGCTGGTTCTATCGCTGGGGGTATCATTATGGCAGACGGTGCAAGAATGCTTGGCGACATTGCTGCTCAATCTTATGAGACTGTTCAGAAACTCAACGCTGTGAATTACGCAATGAAAGAAGTCTTCCAAACAGAGGAAGAAGTAGGTTATCAAAAGGAGTTTCTTTCAAGCGCTGCCGAAAAATATGGGCTGGAACTTATCAGCCTTACGGACTCCTACACCAAGTTCAGCGCGGCAGCAAAGAATACAAGTTTGGAGGGCGAGAAAGCCAAAGAAGTATTTGAAGCCTTTGCTGGTGCTGGTGCTAAACTCGGTCTTCCTGCTGAACAGATAGAGGGAGTTTATACCGCCTTGGAGCAAATGGTATCCAAAGGGAATATTCAAGCAGAGGAATTAAGAGGGCAGTTAGGGGAAAGATTGCCTGGGGCGATGAAGATATTCGCTGATGCTATGGGCGTATCCACTTCCGAATTGGATGATATGCTGAAAAAAGGACAGGTAGTAGCAGGGGATGTATTGCCAAAAGTAGCCGAAGAGCTTAAAAAAGTCTATGGACTTGACACTATTGACAAGATAGACACCCTCGCTGGCGCACAGAACAGGCTCAAAAACCAATGGACAGAGTTTTTGGACACCCTTTCTACTAACAAGGATTTTATCAATGCTATTGCTGATGTTTTAGAAATCGCCAGAGGTCTATTGGAAGAGTTTCTTGATTTAGCCATTACAGGAGGAGCAGATGGCGTGAGTGTAATGGGTGAGCTGAAAGATGTCTTTGAAGCCGTAGGCGATGTGATTAACGCGCTGACAGGTAATCTATTTGATAACGGTAAAGGCTGGGATTTGGTTAATTTGGTGGTTAATCAGGTTAAAACCAATCTCGTGGCTATTAGCACTGTTATTAAACTTGTTATCAAGGGTATAGAGTATTTTGTGAAGTCTATCAAAGATGCCATATTCGGAACAGAGGATGCTATCAAGATGTTGGGAGATTTTGGTTCTATCATTGACACCACGAAAGAGAAACTATCAAGCCTAAACAAAGAAAATACTGCGATACTTTCAGGCGATGAAAAAGCACTGGAAAATCTTAAAAACCAAAAGGAATTAGAAAACAAACTTATTGAAGCAAGGAAGAAAGGGCAGAAATACTTTGTTCATAATAACTTTTGGAGAGAGACCGCTGCAAACGGAAAATTCACTAATAAAAGAGCCAACGAATACACTTATGTAGATGGCGAACTTGTGCCAAGAAGTAGCATCAAGGTAGTAGCCCCACCAAAGGCAGGAGATGATAAAGCGAAGAAAAAGAAAAAGACACCAAAAGGCAGGGTAAAGAAAGAGAAAACACAGGAGCAGTTAGACAAAGAGGCTTTTGACAAGGCTCGTAAAGAATTGGATTTTGAGCATAACGAACTATTAGAGAAGTTCCGAAGACAACGAGTAGAGGCTCAAAATGAACTTACAGGCTATGACCTTTTGGTAAAGGAAATAGAAATAGATGGGCAGGTTATCAAAGAAAAGGATACATACTACACCAAACTGCTTGACCTCGCAAAGAAATACAAGCAGGAACAAAGGGAAATAGAGTCCCAAAAGTCCAAAGACCTATTCGATGAAAACGAAAGTCAGCAGGATAAGATGAGGCAACTCAACCAAGCACTGCTTGAAAAGAACCAAAAGGAAATAGAGTATATCAAACTTTTGGGTCAAGAAACTGCCGAATATAAGAAGCAGATGATAATGAACGACAAGAGTATATCCTACAAGGATAAGCAATACTTCTTGGAGTTATTAGAATACGACACCACCATAGCAGTCAATAAGAGAGAGAAAGAGAAACTGCAACTACTAAAAGAGCAGTTGGAAGCAAAAAGGGCGCTTCTGCAAGAGCGAGGCAAAGACCTTAACGAGGATGAAAAAGTCCAACTCGCACAGACTGACTTGCAGATAACACAGCTGGACACCTCCATAATGGAAAACGAAAAGAACAAAGCCAATAAGATGTTCTTGCGTATCGTAGAGGGCTTGGAACCACTCAAAAACATGGTAGAGCAGAACTTGGCAGACTTGGGGTTAGATGCTGTAAGCAAGCAGTTTTCTGACCTATACAGCAAGATTTTACAGCAAGGTAAGGACTTCTCTATGTCTTTCGCTGACTATATGAACACGGCTACTGCGCTGATTAGCGACTTTGCAGGGAAAGCAATAACATCAGGCAAGGAGCGAACGATTGCTGAACTTGATGAGGAATTGGAACGCTCGAAGATGATAACCGAAACAGAGTTAGGATTTATTGACAAAAGACTTGATGCACTTAATGGACTTTCTGAACTTACCGAGGAGCAAATCGCCGAGCGTAACGCCTTGGAAGATGAAGCAATGGTAATCAAGGAACAGCAGATGCAGAAAGAGAAACTGATACAAGCGCAAAAGGCAAGAGCCGAACAAAGGGCGCAGGCACAACAGGCACTGATGAACGGAGCATTGGGAGCAACGCAGTCTATCGCTCAACTTGGTGTTCCTGCTGGTCTCGTTCCTGCTGGAATTGCTCTTGCATTCGGTGCGCTACAAGCAGGACTTATTATGAGTAAAAACCCAGTGCCTCAATATTTTGTAGGAACGAAAAACGCACCACAAGGCTGGGCTTGGACAGATGAGCGAGGCGCTGAAATCCATACCGACAAGCACGGAAACATTAAGGATTTGGGAAGCGACAAAGGTGCAAGGCTGAAATTCTTGGAGCAGGGCGACCGAATTTATACAGCATCAGAAACTCGCAAGATATTAGAGAACATCAAAACACCTGCGCTGGAAGATGTTCTACTATCCAATGGTATTGTTAAGAATATCCAAGTGCCGATGAACATCAACACGCCAGCGATAGACTACGACAAGTTAGCGACTAAAATAGGCGAACAGCAAGACCGAGTGATGAGAAAGTATGATAAGACCAGCGTATTTGAACTTAACGGCTATATATACACCCAAAAAGGCGGACAAATACCAGTGGCAGTAAGCAGAGTAAAGAAAAACAAAAACATCATTAAAATAAAGGGAAATGAAAGGGATTAAGAATATACAATACCAAAGTGGAGTAGGGCAGGTTTTCCGATTAGAAGTACTTACAGGGAAATACGAGGGTATCCACGAAATACAAGAGCCTGATGGCTTTGATGCTTTGGACATCAGCATCGATGTGAACGAGGAATACTACAACATTGACAACTTTATCCTTGGCGAAACTTCCAAGATAAAGATACTGGAATACAACGATAAGGAAGCCTTTAACATCATCAAAGGCGTATATGATGAGCAGGGAGGAGATGGGCAGATTATATTTAAATGGTATGTTGTCCATAATGGCGTGGAGAAAGACATCTTGGGCGCTGGCTTTGAAATAAACCTCAATAAATACCAGCTGAACTACGAAAACAGCCAGCGAGTGATAGAGTGCGAAATCAAGAAGAGGGAAGCACAAAACAAATTCTACACTCGTGAGGATACCACGATAAACCTATTCGCCAAAAAGAATTTGGATGAAAACCCAATACAGCCGATAGGAAGCCGTGAAATCATCTTAAAAGCAGAAGAGGAAAAGATAGAAACCTCTTGGTGGATGAAAGAGTACGAAAAAGAGGAGGATTGGTTTCAGTTCAAAGATTGGATGAAGCGTTATCATTCCGTTCAAAGGTTGGTTAAATACCATATGCCTAAAATACCATTTCCTATATTTTATCTCTCAACAGAAACAAGACAGATTGGACAATACTATAATGTATATGGAGGGTATTTTGAATTTGCAATGAACACCCACCAAAAGTATAGACATCTTAACTCTATGTACAATGTCGTTTATGGTGAATATGGAGTGCCTTTGCTTACTACTAATTCAAATCTCGCAAATGTGACTTTATCTATTTCAAACATTCGATTTAAAGCAAGGCAAGTGTGGGATTACGACATTTTTGACCCTCATAACCTTGCAGAATTAAGAGTAAAAAAGGCAGTTCCTTTAACCTTTCATTTGATAGCAGAAATAGAGTACGGAGGTGGAGGAATAAACCAAAGACATACGCTACACATAGCATCATCCGAGCCTTTGGAAGGAACAGACTTTGGGCATATACAATTCAATAACAAACAGTTTGACCTTGGTGATATTCCAGCAGGAAGTAAGGTTTGGGTATATCTGCACTTTCCAAATGGCATAGAATGGAGTCAGTTCTTTTTTGAAGAAACTCGTGGCTCTATTACCATATCTTCCAGCATTGACAAACTCGGCAGGAAGTCCAAGGTGGTAAGCCTTTTTGATGCCATAGACAAAGTAGCAGAGAATTATTCTGATGGAAAGATAAGACTGGTTTCCAATATCCTCTCGGAGGGAGGAAAATACGCCAATCAATATGTAGCCACAGGGTCTTTCCTGCGTGGCGTGGCGAATATCTTTTTAGGCGAAAACAAAATCAACACCTCGTTCAAGTCGCTATTCTACGAGGGAGCATCGCCACTATTAGCCCTTGGTTTTGATGTTATAGAAAACCAACTGATAGTAGAGGATATAGACTACTTCTTTAAAGATGTTCAGGCTTACGACCTTACAAGCAAAGACTTTGTTCAAGAGAACTTGACCATAGAAAACGACAAGGATATAAGTTATAATAACCTGATATTCGGCACAAAGAAATATTCCACCAAAAAGAAAGGGGATATTTTTAACTTCAACACCAAAATGGAATGTTCCACACCGATAAAGTCGGTTAAAAAGAAACTTGACAAGACTACTGGCTTTATCATTGATGAGTATAAAATCCAAGACCTGCTGGATGATACCAACGACAACACCAACGACAATGATGATGACTTGGTGCTGATAGACACTGTTACAGGAAGTTACATAGACTCTGGTTCTTTCCCTGATGTTGTCCATTCGGATGCTGGGGGAGTGCTGACCCTTACAGCCTCAAAGTCGCCTTGGGATACCCTGCCGTTCAAAGTAGGAGATAAAATCAAAATCGTGGAGGGGCTGAATGTAGGAGAATATACGATACTTGCCATCAAATCCCACACGCTAACCCTTGACAAGCGAGTAGGAATAGAACAAGGGACAATCCTTACCAAGATAGAGCATACCCTGACCGATGTAATCAAGAACAGAAACGCCACAGCAACAGATGGATTTATTTCAGCAGAGGGCGTGAAAAACAAACGAACAGCCGTAAACCTATACCACAATCCTAAATACCATATGAAAAGGTGGTTTCCTCTCTTCGGTGGTGGATTGTCCAAGAAACCTAACGGCGAGAATATCATCGTGACAAATTACAAGAACAACGGCAAAATAGAAGTAGAGCCTGACACGGATAAAATCCCATACCTGCCGAGCGAAGTAGATGTTTTAAATGAAAATATCAGCCTTGAAAGGTTAAGGAAGTCCAGCCGTGTGCTGTTCGGCACGGAAAACATAGAGATAACCCTCACGAATGTAACCTTTGAGGAGTTTTACAATCTCTACAATCGCTGGCGAATAGGCGAGGATATCTACACAGGGGAGAAGATACCGAGCAGGGGGTATATAGATGTTTATATTAGTGGCGAAACTTACAGCATCTATCCATTCGGAACGGAAGCCCTGCAATACGACAAAGGCGCTAACGAGCTAACCATAAAAGGGAAAATCAAAAACTCTAAATGGGGAAGAAAGATATTCGATAAGACATTCGACGACACCTTTGAATAACAAAAAGCCCTGCCACAATCGG